ACACGATGTTGCGTAATAGACTATGTTCTATACCATCTTATGTACAAGGTGGGTTGTCCTGTAACGCTACGGCAGCATGGGATATACTAACTTTGTTTATGTTTGTTCCTATGTTCTTTGTTTTGAGTTTGGTAGGTAAGAAAGTAGTGCGCGATGTTGTTAATAAAAGTTGTCTAGCCTCAGGTATTTTCCTTGGTATGTTCTTCTTTTATAACCCGATAGGTATCTATTTGTCACTTTTGTTCTTTACACTGTGGATGTGCGATCTTGGCAGTTATTTTGCCAGCAAGGCAGTAGATGAAGCCCGGCAAGTTATTAATTATAAGTTGCAACGTGCTAAGAATTCGTTGAAAGCTGCTTATTCGCATTGGACAGGTGATGGATTCAAGTTGGGAATGATAGTTTTTGGCACAATTTCTTTCATCTTCGCCATACGTAAGGTTTTTAGAATGTTGGCTACAGAGATACCGGAGACAGAGGGTAATGCATACTCAGCGCCAAGTAGTTACCCAGAAGAGAATGTCGAAACGAAACGGGCACAAGCGTGGGAGAGTTCACTGAACAGTGGCGTACCCGCTCATCGTGTACGCAATGCTCTCAACCCTAATTCCTTTACTGTAGTTACCGAGAAGAGCTTGGGTGGTGTGCACAATGGTTCATTATCCAATCTGAACAATTCATTGCGTTTTAACATACGTCCTTTTAAGGTCTTTATAGAATCTAAGAAGGAATATAGTAAATGTTATGCTTTAGGTCTCAGATCGAATTTTTTCCTGGTGCCTCGACACGCATTTGGTGATCAACTCGTTAAGGGATCGACAGTGATGCTTTCTAAGAATACAGATGTCAACATGACTCAGTATAGTAAATTTGTTTTACAGGACAGGAATCATGCACACTTGGCACCTGACTATGTTATAATTTATTGTACTGAAAGTAATTGCCGAGATATACTTAAGCATTTCTCAGACGAGATTATACCTATGCAATCTGCGGAAGCTATGATCGAAGGAGAAAGTATAGTAGCGAGTTATTTGAAGCAATTGACAGTACATGACAAGTACTTGGGGAATATTAAACATACCCATGTGCTGGCTTATGACTGGGATAGCCATGGTAAAGGAAAGTGTGGACTACCTGTGTTGTGGAAGAATTCTAAAAATGACTGTGTCATAGCCGGTGTTCACATAGCTGGTATACCGAATAAGTTGTCTTCGTATTGTAGTTATCTTACTAAGAGTATCTTAGAAGATGCTATCCTTTTGATTGATATACCCTATATGCAATGCCACTCTGTGAGTATATTTGATGAAGATATCTCACCACCTCATTTTCGTTCTATCGTGAGATATGAAGAATTTGACTCGCCAGAGTATATAGGTAACGTCGGTACAACTAAGACGTTCAATCAGAAGTCTCGCCTTCTACATACGGATATGCATTCATCTATCCGTGGGCAGTTGGATAGCGTATATGGAGAGCAAGACTATACTAGTTATTCGCTGCCCATGATGAGTGCCGCCAAAGTTGGGGGGAAGTATATTAATCCATATAATGTTACTTTCCGTAAGTTCGCACACAATAAGGAGAAGTTAGACCTTGAAGTGATGAAGGTTACTATTGACCAAGTTTGCATAAATATTGGTGATAGTCTTGAACGTATAGGTGTGATGAATTTACAGCCATATAATATCGAAACAGCCTTAAATGGTAGTTTCGATGATTATTATGCTCGAGCTATGGATTTTGCTAAGGCTGCAGGCTTTGGAACTCCCGGCAAAAAGCGTGATTATTGCATTATTGGAGAAGATGGCAAGAGATATCCTAACGAAGTTTTGCTGAAGGAGGTAAATGATCTTATGGATGCTTATATTAATGGGTATACCATACGCATTTCTTTCGAGGCGAATCTGAAAGATGAACCACGTAGCTCCGAAAAGGTTAAGGTTGGCAAGACTAGAGTATATTATGCATCTCCTTTTGCGTATTATATCTTGATGAAGTGTTTTCTAGGACCTCTTATGACTGAAATGGCATCAAATTCTGAAGCTTTCCATACCACTATTGGTAAGGATATGCATCGGCAAGCTGATGAGGTCTATGATCGCGTTACTAAGTTTTCTGAAGACTATCTTATGGAAGGTGATTATGGAGGATATGACACCAGTATGCCTGTCGATATAGGCTTAGCTGCTTCTACCATTTATGTTTATCTTTTAGATAGATTTGGATACAATGAAGAGCAATTGGTGGTAGTGAGAGGCATTTTGACGGAATCTATCTTCGTTAATGTAGTTATTAATGGAGACAAGTTCTGTGTGCCTGGTTTGCAGCCCTCTGGAAAGTACGGTACAGCGGAGGATAACTCTATTCGAGGACTAATTTTGTTGGTCTATGCGTGGAACTGCTCTCCCTGTCGAGACCTGGATTTCTTCGAACATAATGCTTTGATCACGTATGGTGACGATATGGGTTGTGGAGTATCTAATCGTGCCAGGTCAATGGGTTGGAATACGAAGTGGTATGCTACCTTTTGCGAGGAGATTTATGGTATGACTTTCACCACAGCGTCGAAAGGCGCCGTAGAAGATGATTATATTCATGCTTCTGATTTTAGCTTTCTGAAAAGGAAGTTTAAGTATTCGGATGTCGTGGGCAAAATCGTGGCTCCGTTACAAATGGATTCCATTGCGCGCTCGTGTCAGTGGTATTCACCTAGTAGTGCTGTTTCTAAGCACACCCAAATGGAAGGCATAGTGCAAAGTGCCTTGCGTGAGTTATTTTTCCATTCTACTCTTGAGCAGTATGAAGAAATGGCTGATTATTATTTGCAGTTTTTCGAGAACGATGTTGAGTTTCCTACTTATCATGACGTTCTCGCGTCTTTAACATGTCCCATTTCCACGAATGTAGGGGAGGAAGAAGATTCTTGGTTTGAGGAGAAATCAGCCGCTTTGAGTGAAAGCGGTGACGAGCCTCAAATTATTGACCCACACTCACATGGAGTTGGACTTCGTCGGTCAACTACCAGTTATGAATGGCGATCTAATAATAATTTGTTAAACCTTATACTCGACGAACTCATCGAGTTAGAAACTGAGTTCAAAAGCACGGAGGATCCCTTCCCAGGATATTCTTTTCGGTCATTGAAGAAGATGCCGTGTATACGAAATGACCCAAACATTTGGAGAGAAGTGACTTCTTATTATCGCTTGTTGAATAGGATTGAGGCCTTAGAGGCAACAGCAATGCGATTGAAGAAAGCGAAGATGAGAAGAGAAGTCGTCTTTTCCGAAGCAGACATGCCGGATGAAAAACCTTCAGTTCTTTCCCGTATTGGCAAAATTACTTTGCCTAATGGGAATCAGCTGTTCGCATTCTTAATGTCTTTTCTACTTATCTCAGCTGCTTTCATCAGTCCATTACATAATGTTCTTTTAAACCAAACGGAACAATATGTAGTGACTACCGAAGCAGATATGGGAGATGGAGAAACCACTGTGATGGAGAATGTCACAGATATTACTGGCGAAAGCCCGTTAGAGGAGAAAGGTGATGATGACCTTTATTTTTCCACTGGGCAGCACAATTTTCTTCGTATTGAAGATTATCTTGCGCGTCCCTTGGAAATAGCTACGCTATCTATAGCCCCTGGTGCCAATTTGACGTTTCAAACGGAAATCTGGGATTTATTCCTAGATCATCCGAGCGTCAGAGCCAAAATTAGGAACTATGCGTATTTACGTGGAAATCTTAATGTGAGAGTGGCGATATCGGGTTCTCCATTTCACTATTCCAAGTTTTTGGTTAGTTATCAGCCTTATGCTGCATACAATGAGACAATGAAATATCATGAAACTCAGTTCGCCGGGACAGGAAGATTTCAAGCTCTTATGTATTTGTCGCAGTCTCCTAATGTAGGATATATGGATGTAGGCGATAATCAGCCTTTAGATATGGAGTTACCTTTCATATGTGCCCAACCTATGTTGCGCTTATTTAACGATTCCCCACTGACCATACCTATTGGAGGTTCTTTTCAAGATGCCGAGAATTTGGGCAAACTTTATGTAATGTCCATTAACCCAGTAGAATCGGCCTCTGCCACACCAACCTCGGTATCCGTGTTTATATATGCATGGATGACTAATGTTGAGTTGGGATGTCCTACCGGTACAGTGATCGCGATAGAAACTGAAGCTGATATGGGAGACGAGAGGAGAGTCGGACCCATAGAGTATTATGCATCTAAAGCGGCAGCTGGGCTGGACCTTATGGGCCAGATACCGTTCTTGACGCCATTCACGGCTACTGCAAGTATGGTGGCGAAGGTAGCATCAAATGTGGCTTCTTTGTTCGGGTTCTCAAAGCCTTCATTGATTTCTGCACCCTTACGTGTGAAGAATCAACCCTTCCAGAATGGTGCTGTAACGACAGGATCTGATACAACTTTGAAGATCAGTCTTGACCCTTTGCAGGAAATGCCGGTTGATTCGTCCGTGGTAGCATGTGACGATGATGACATGGCGATAGCAAATATAGTCAAGAGGGAGTCTTTATTTGATTCAGTTCCATGGTTGTCAACGGACTTGCCTCTAGTGACGTCGATTTGGATAGCTCCTGTCACTCCGAGTATTTCCAAGCGAAACTTTGTAATCGGTACCACATATACTGTGCAGCCTACACCTTTGCAATATGTTGCTGACTGTTTCAATTATTGGAGAGGAGATATCACTTACCGCGTGGAGATTGTGGCCTCCCAGTATCATCGCGGGAAACTGGCGATATACTATGAGCCTAATGTTCCTCAGAACGTGACCATCGATACAGACTTGGACGTGAACAAGCAGTATATGAAAATCATCGATATACAGGAAGTTCGTGACATCGAATTTACAGTACAGTGGGCCTTCCCAAAGGCATGGGCGAGAACGTCTACCGTTTCGGTGGACATTGATTTGGGAGATATTGGTTTTGGTGCCAATGATTGGTTCGAGCAGGCAAATGGGTATTTGGCCTTTGTACCTTTCACTGCTTTACAGAGCCCCGATGGATCTGATATCTCTATTAATGTATATGTTAAGTCTGATAACATGTGCTTTAATAGGTTGAAGGGTCCATCAACTATAGTTCGCCCCACAACGGAAGCTGACATGCCTGAGAGGGTGGTCTTGAATCCGTCTAGTGCGTCTATGATGCACATCAGCGAAATGCATTTTGGAGAAACTCCCTTGTCGTTTAGAGCTCTTCTTAAGAGATATGATCATGTGATCGAGCCCTACGCGGCTACAGGAGCTGCTACCAATAATGTGATGTTGTTGAGAGAAAATATATACCCGGCTCCGCTGCCGAATTACAGCGGAGGTACGAGTCGCTTCAACCTTTATCATTATCTCAGATATGCGTATCTGGGATTACGAGGAGGTATGAAGAGGAGAGTAGGGATGATAGGTGACGTTAGTATGAGTCCGTTAGGATATACTACTGTTACTTTGGAATCTGAAGGAAGCGCGGCCGTTAACGGTTTCGTTACAACTAATGATTTAATCTTTACTACACCAAGAACTAATGGATCAGTAATGTTCCATACCGACACAAATGGGGGTGTCGAATTCGAAACCCCATTCTATACGAACAATTTGTTCCTGCTTTCTTGCTCAGACGAGCTTGCGCCAGCAGCCGAACCTACGTTTGCCAGTGTTTACACTGACAGATTTGTGGTGACATGGCCTGTTGAGCTTACAGGACTTAGTTCAGATGTTTATCTACAGCATGTTTTTGCAGCCGGTGATGATTTCTCACTTATGAGATTTCAAGGAGGACCGGTGTATCAATATACCTTGTAAACATCAAAGCGAGAGGACGCTATATAAGAAACAAATGTTGCACTTGCGAC